CGATGTTCTCCTCCCGCCCTTGGCCGATGCCGCTAACAGCATAGCGAACGTAGCAAACAAGATTGCGAAATGGGCTGATGCGCATCCCAAGCTTACAAAGGTAATTGTTCTAGGTACAGCCGGACTACTGGCCTTTAGGGTGGCTATGGCTGCTGCAGAGTTTGCAATATTTTCAACTATAAGCAAGCTTGCTAAGCTCTATGTATTTCTTGTACAGCACAATGTAATAAGCTATGCTGCCGCTATTGCCACTAAGGCTTGGGCTGCGGCCCAATGGTTGCTCAATGCCGCAATGTCAGCCAATCCTGTTGCGCTTTTGGTAATAGCGATATCAGGTCTTGTGGCTGCCCTTGTCATACTCTATAAGAAAAGCGAGACGGTGCGCAATGCAATGAACGCGCTGTGGGGGGTTATTGCCGCTGGCGCCACATCAGTGTTCCAGGCCGTCACAAACGCCCTTAACTGGGTGATAGACAAGGTCAACTGGTTCATCGACAAGCTAAACAAGATAAAACTCCCTAGCTGGCTACCAATGATCGGGGGCAAGGGCGTAAACATCCAGATGATCGAGCAGATCAAGGCTCCGGCAGCAGCTCCTGCACCTGTGCCAGGACACGCCGAGGGTGGCATATTCTCAACCCCGCATGTGGCTATGGTGGCAGAAAAAGGTCCGGAAGCGATATTGCCGTTAGACCGATTGTTGGGTGTCATCAGGGAAAGCAGGGCAGGGACTATAGCCCCGTCAGTCAACATTACCTATTCGCCTGCATCGCCTGTGATAAACATTTACGAGCAAGGCGGGGTTAACCCGGAGCAAATTAGGAGCGAAGTGCTTAGAGCCGAAAGGAAAGCCCAGGAAGAGTTCGAGGCCAGACTCAAGGCCTTCCTGGCACAACAGGGGAGATTGAGCTATGCGTAAATATACAACAATGCAGGGAGACACATGGGATTACATTGCTTATAAGGTTTATGGCGAGCAGCCAGGTGCGGAATTATATATGCATACACTGCTGGATGCCAATCCTGCATATTTGCTTTATGTTGTATTCCCTGCGGGTGTGGTGTTGAATATTCCGGATATTCAGGTGGAGCTGCCCAAAACGCTTCCGCCATGGAAGCGAGGCGCGTAGCATGGCTAAGCTAAGGCGTGCGACTTTATCGCTGACATATAACAATGTGGACATAACTGCCGATCTCCAGGATTATCTTATTAGTTTTTCATATCAGGATAACTCTGACCAAAAGGCAGACGATTTACAGGTTGTATTGGATGACAAGAAAGGATTATGGCGTACAGGTTGGTATCCACAAAAAGGCGCCAGACTGATGGCATCATTGATTGTCTATGACTGGACCAATCCAAATACTACACACATTTTGCCGTTAGGTTCCTTTGAAATAGATGAGATAGCCTATGATGGGCCACCGGATATCATGACGTTGAAAGGCGTGTCCGTACCGGTGAGGTCTTCGCTCGTAGATGAGACGAAGACGAGAGCGTGGGAAGATACCATGCTGTCTGCCATTGCCGGCGACATCGCGACAGACGCACAGCTTGAGCTTATGTTCGATAGCGATTATGACCCGGAGTATGACAGAATAGAGCAGTCGGAGGAGGCCGATTTACCATTTCTTCAGGGTCTGTGTGATAAGGCCGCACTAAGGCTAAAGGTATCAAGCGATAAAATCATAATTTTGGATGACGAGAAATACGATGCGGCTCCCAGTGTAACGACGATAACAAGAGGCACATCCGACATCATTTCCTATTCCTTTTCGTCTTCTATGCGAAAGATATATTCTGCCGCGAGGGTCGAATATCAACCGACTGTATGGGAAGATCCGATAACATATACCTTTACTTCGCCAAACGCTCCGCCGACCAAAAAGACCCTCGTCATAAACGAAAGAGTAAGCAGTATAGCTGAAGCGGAAAAGCTGTGCAAAAGGAAGCTGCGCAAGGCCAACGCATCGGAAAATACGGCAAGTATGACCCTATTTGGCAACCCCACGCTTGTTGCCGGGGTTAACGTTTCTTTGGCGGGTTTCGGCAAGTTTGACGGCAAATATGCGATTGAGAGCGCTACTCACTCCGGACCTGCTTATGAAACAAAATTAGAGCTGCGCAAGACGCTGGAGGGATATTGATGGACAACATAAAAGGCGTCTTGCGTGTAGGCAAAGTGTCTGCTGTATACCCCGAAAAGGCAACAGCACGAGTTGTCTTTGAAGCACACAATTTAGTTTCTTACGAGCTTTCGGTGCTTCAAACACAAACGCTAAAAAATAGAGCTTACTGGATGCCAGACGTTGGCGAATATGTTTTGTGCGCCTTTTTGCCAACAGGCAACGCAAGCGGATTTGTCTTGGGATCTTTATATTCTGCAAACAACGAACCGGATCTCAAAACCAACGACAAGCGAGCCATGCTTTTCGGTGACGGGACATATATCGAATATGACAGAGCACAGCACTTGTTAACAGTTAATGTCCCGGCAGGAGCCGTGAACATAAATGTGAATGGTCCTGTCAATATAGCTGCAACCGGGAATGTCAACGTCACGGGAGATGTAATAGCTGACGGGATAAGTCTAAAGAATCACGTACATCCTGAGAATGACAGCGGCGGCCCAACAGATCCTCCGCAATAGAAGGTGGTTATAGATGATTGGGGCAATAGGCGATGAAAAACTTAATAACATAATTGTTTTCTCTGTATCAAGCGAAAAGGTCCTTACGTTTGATAATTTCGAGCAAACTTCCTCAATTAGGATAGCGGAACACGAGATCCATCTGCAGAAGCCTAAGATCGAGTTTTTGGGACCGGATCTGGATACGATAACCTTTACAATGCGTTTCGATGTGGCTTTAGGCATTAATCCTATGTCGGAAATAGAAAAACTAAGGCTGGTCCAGCGCTCAGGCAGCCCTGTGTCGCTTGTGATCGGCGGGAAAAGCTATGGAGAAAATCTTTGGGCAATAAAGAATTTCAGGAGAGAACATAAACAGATAGATAACAGGGGAAATGTACTGGTGGCAGAAGTGGATATTGAACTGAAGGAGTATACGTGACATGTATGAAATAAGCTTAATAAGCGATGTGAGCAAGATAAATTTTTCGCCTGACACGATTGAAGAAGAAGTTTTGCAGAACGTTAAGACGATCCTTACTACCGTGAAATATTCCGTCCCGCTCGATAGGGAATTTGGCATATCTGCCACTATGCTGGATGACCCAATGCCTGTCGCACAGGCTAAATTGAGCGCTGAGATCGTGATGGCAATACGCAGATGGGAGCCTCGTGCAAGAGTGGTTGAGGTGAAATATGAAGGCGACGGTATGGACGGCATATTGAGGCCGAAAGTGAGGTTGGAGATAAATGCAACTTAACTCACTGCCTGATATTACATTTGCAGAAAAGGATTCAAAACTTATAGAAAGCGAAATTATTTCGACTTATGAAAGCCTTGCCGGCAGGACGCTGGCGCCCGGTGATCCTGTGCGCATTTTTTTGCTTGCGCTCGCCTCGATCATAATCCAGCAAAGAGCATTGATTGACTTTTCAGCCAAACAAAATTTACTTGCATATGCCAGCGGGGATTACCTTGATCATATAGGCGCTTTATTGGGCGTTGAACGAATTGCGGCTAAACCTGCCGTTACGACAATAAGATTTACTCTTTCGGAACAGAGGCAAGCAGCTACCCCCATCCCTGCTAATACCAGAGTGCGTACTGAGTCAGGCGACATTGTCTTCGCCACAATTAAATATGCGGAAGTGCCTGCTGGAGCATTATTTATCGATGTTAATGCCCAATGCCAAACTCCGGGGGAAGCGGGGAACGGGTTTTTACCTGGACAGGTAAAGAGATTAATAGATCCCATTCCTTACGTGGCTTCTGCAGTAAACGTCACAGAGACCACAGGTGGTCTGGACAAGGAAAGCGATGAACCGTTCAGAGAGCGCATAAGACTTGTGCCGGAGACGTTTTCTGTTGCCGGGCCTTATAAGGCATACGAATATTGGGCATTGAGCGCGCATCAGGATATAAGCGATGTAGCCGTATATTCTCCTACGCCAGGGCAAGTCAACATATGCGTACTGATGAAGAATGGCGGTATGCCTGACGACGAGATATTGGCTGCCGTTAATGCTATCTGTTCTGCCGATAATAAACGACCTCTTACTGATTATGTTTATGTCCATTCTCCGATTCAAGTGCTTTATTCAATTAACCTAACTTATTACATTAAGAAAAGTGATGCCGTCATGGCATCATCTATATCTGCAGCTGTAAATAATGCTGTACAAAATTTCGTTGTATGGCAAAAGAGCAAACTTGGCAGAGACATTAACCCGTCTGAACTAAACAGAGTCATCATAAATGCAGGGGCGAAAAGGACAGTTATAACTCAACCGCAATTTAAAGCTCTTGATCCATATCAGGTGGCCAAGGAGACGACTATAACCATAAATTATGGCGGGCTTGAAGATGATTGATATTAAAGAAATCAGCTTACTTGATGTTTTGCCGGAAAATTTAAAGCAAGACGAAGATATGCTCAATGTTGCATCTGCTGTCGATAGTAATTTGAAGGAAATTTCAGCAGATGTAGAAAAAGCTGTTATCATACCGAACATTGAAAAGCTGAGCGGGTTAACTTTAAATTTGCTGGCATGGCAATTCCATGTCGATCTTTACAATGAAAATTGGGCTGACGAAATCAAGCGCAATTTAATAATGCACTTTGCGGCCTGGCACCAGCTTAAAGGCACCAAGGCCGGCCTTGTCGGTTTGCTTGATGCTCTCGGCTATCATGATATAGAAATCTATGAATATCATGAAGTTAGACAGGCATATATAAATGCAGGCATATTATTTGCAGACGGTACCTGGGATGTTACCAACAATTCACCAAAAATCATTAAAAGAAGCATTGACGTAGTCGGATTACCGGATATTCCTCATTGGGCCAATTTCGCAGTTAAATTTGATCTGGCAGAAATGACTTATTCCCAAGCCTTAAGCGATATCAGATGGGCTATAGATGAAATGCGACCCGCTCGGGCCTGGCCATTATGGTTTTATGTGATAAAAGCTGATCTTGATATGCGGCTTCTGATGCAATGCATAATGCAGACCCTTCGCATGTCCATGCATGTTGAAAAATATTATCCCTGGTGCAAGCTGATGGTCGACGGGTCATGGATGGTTGGCCCTGATCCAAAGCCGTATACGATTGATAAGAACGGCAATTTGATTGTTGACGGATCATGGAACATAGGAGAACTGATATTTTTTGCTCCGGTTCAAACGATATATCCGTGTATGGCGCAAGTATTCTTAACTGTCATCCCACACATAGCATCCATTGGACATCCCATGACGCTGGATCAAGGCGACAGAACCCCGTTGCGTGCCGACGGTTCCTGGAACGTCGGATATGCCAACACAATTAATGCGGTATATGCAGATAAGATAAAAACTCTCATTGATGCTCCATCCCCTGCGATTAAATGGTACGAGACACACAGGACACAATTGGAATGGCAATATGCGAAAACTCCATGGACATTGGCCAATAACCTGGTAAGCGGTCAACTGGTAAATGGTTCATGGAACGTTGGCGATTCGCCGTTGGGCTTAAGGGCTGACGGGACGTGGGATGCCGGTTTAGATCCGTTGAAAGCTTTTAGCAATATATTATGCGAGATTAATGGATCGGCTCCAGTCGGAGGTGTTTTGATTGGTTATGACGACATTTCTATAGACGGTTCCTGGAACGTCGGCGATTCCGGACCTAAAGCGTACGCAAATATAAGGTACATATAAAGGAGGTGATAACATGGCAGAAGCTGTGATCGTAAATCAATTCAGGGAAAGGCTTGCCAAACATATGTTCGATGGCTCGGCCCTCCCAAAGGTTAAATATATGGCATTTGGAGACGGAGGGCATAAAGCTGATTTAACGCCAAAAGCTATGGATCCTGCGCGTACATCTCTTTATAACGAACGTCTTAGAAAACAGCTCAGCAATGTGTTGCAGGAAGACGCGATGAGCGTCACTGGCGTTGGAAGAATTGAAAGCAACGAGCTGGTTGGGGCAAAAATTTCAGAAGTGGGCCTGTTGGACGAAAGCGGATATCTAATAGGCTACAGATGTTTTTCCCCAAAAATAAAGGACGCAGATGAAACTTATGAAGTTGAGATCAAAATAAGGTTCTAACGGAGGTGAAGGTTAATGACGTTGCCTTACAGCACCATAGGCAGGCATCCGGACCAATTCCCTGCAATACCATCTGCATGGAATGAAAAATATGAAAAAATAGACGCTAATTTTACCAATGTTGATACAAGACTTACCGGATGTGAAACGGAAATAAGCGGAGCAAAGGGCGATAAGCCAACGCTTGCGGCGATGCTGCAGTATTTACAGCAACAGGTAGAGGGCGTAAACCCGGATATGCAAAACGCCATCATTTCTGCTTTGCTGCAGGCCATGGATTTTGGAGGCTTGGCAAATAGAGAGATAGTCAAAACTCTTACGCAGAGATTCCAGACAGGTTTCGTCACAATAACAAACAGAGGTATCATAACCGGCTGTTCGGTCGCCAAATCAAGCACGGCAACCAGAAACGTTAATCTTGCAGAAGGCAGAATATTTGTGAACGGTATGATCGTACCAATTCAGAAAGAAGATAACGGCGCCGCGATCCCAAGCAACTATTCCAGTGCCAGCAAGACCTGCTACATATATTTAGGATTGGGCAGCAGCGGATGGGAAGCCTTTTGCACGGACCTGGACAAATCGGTCCCGGACGGAGGAGTGCCGTTATATAAAGCCGTCGTTCCTGCCAATAATACTGAAGTAAATGATCCGTATCTTGCGAATGTCACTCTATCGGACGTGCGCAGGCTTGAGCCCAATGCGCCAAAGACATTCACGACAGCACCTTTTGTCTATGTCCCACTTCCGTTCAATACCATAAGCAATGATTATGTTGTTGACCTTGACGTCGTGCATTTTGATGGCGGAGGGTATCAGCTGGGCTATGTTTATGCGGATGAAAGGGCTGCAAACGGCTTCAAGGTTTGTGCTAACGGCATGGCGGACAATATACAGGTACGCTGGACAATAAGAAAGCTAAATTTATAGGGGTGATGACCAGATGATAATCAAAGAGATTCAACCAGGCCCCTTCATAGACTGGTCTTTGGATGGTACTCTGCTGTCGGTAGGCGATATTCTTATAGATTTGGAGGAACAGCAACAGGACAGCCAGGCCATTATAGATATATGCGAAAAAGATGGCGAGCTGATCGTTGGCTTGGGCGATGCTTATGTGGCTTCCGTTTTGATTCCTCCTGCAAAATATAAACTTACGGAAGCGGGAGTAGACGAAAACGATAATCCTGTTTATGAAAGCGAGAAATTGCCGTTGGACACAGAAGCTGTCCAATTAATATTATGGCAATATCAAAAATCAGACGAGGAGGTAAAGTAATATGCCGGTTATCTTTGTAAAAGATTCTTTGAGAGCATCCGTGGAGGCCGCAACAGGGGGGCAAATGACGGTACTGTATGACGATAAAGGCTATCCCAGCTACATGATAATGGTACCAAAGTTCAATTTACAGGACATAGATTCCGTTTACGGCACAGGAGTGCATCCTGCTTTTATCGTTGGAGGAGTAGAAAAGTCGGAGATATTCATAGGTGCGTTCCAAAGCAAGGTATATGACGGCAGGGCCTGTTCGATACCTGGTGTGGACCCAACCGCCTCCGTAAATTTTGACACTGCAAAGACCTATTGCACCTCAAAAGGTGCGGGATGGCATTTAATGACTAACTGGGAGTGGGCAGCCATTGCACTGTGGTGCCTTAAAAATGGATTCCAGCCCAGGGGTAACACAAATTACGGTAAATCGCACGAGGCAACATATGAAACTGGTACACGGCAGGATGGCGTTGCTCCTGGTACGACATCCGGCACTGCAAGGATCCTGACCGGTTCAGGGCCTGCATCGTGGAGGCACAATAATACATTTACTGGCATTTCAGATTTGGTCGGGAATGTTTCCGAATGGGTGGATGGGTTAAAGTTGGTGGACGGCAAGATATACATGCCGTCGGATAACAACTTTAACTTGGCCGAAGCAAATTGGCCCGATACAGGGGTGAGATTTGATTCTACCGTAGAAGGCACCGAGCAATCACCAAATCAGGATATAGGAGACCCTGTTATTTCAAATGCCATAACAAAATATGCAGGGCCAACTGGCAATGATAGCTATTATGGATATACTTTTATATCCAACTGGAAGGATTTAACGAAAAAAGATGGGTATACGATCCCTAATTCTATGCTGCAGGCAGCAATTGCACCTATAACCTTAGCTGGCGGTTCGTATTCACAAGACCCTAAAGGTGCCTTATACGTGCGAAATTATGGTACCCGTTTCCCGCTTCGCGGCGGC